ATTCAACACCCTGAAGAAGATGAACCGGAGCTTCAAAGTTAAAGCGTGTCGGTACGGTTGCATCTTCCGAGACAAGAATATTATCTGCAGAAGCCTTTACAACTGAGAAAGGTACAACCCGTGGAGTGGGAATACCATTCTCCATAACTCTAATGTCAAGAGTGATAGGGAGATTTTCATCTTTATCCTTAAAGTATAGATCCAAGGACGTAATAAATGCTCCACCTTGAAGGTCAATGAGGAAACTCTGTGCAAGAGGATCAACCCACTTAATTTGGTGTGCATCCTGACTAAACACATCCCATTCCCACGGCTCTGATGGCGGAATCAGAGTTGTTTCGGTCGGAGTATTATCTTCCTCAACAACTGGAATTACAATCGCTTCGGGTGGTGAGATAAGAGATTCCGTATCCGGTGGAACCTCGGTATAATCGGTATAAGTTGTCTCGCCTGCAGGAACGGTCCCATCGACAATAAGCGATGGAGCTCCGGCCGAATTATCCAACCAAGGTGGGGCTAAAAGCCACGTCCATGGTGCTGGCGGTGGTTCGACAGTTGGCATTGGCCCGACCCTGTAACCACTATTATCATCGGTAGGATTTACAATTACCGACGGCGGTAAAGGCGGTCTTTGAATATCAGTCTCCGACGATGTATTCGAACGTGATGTATTAGTGACCGTGCGGTTTTCACCGATTTGAGTTCGGGTAATGCGCGGAACCCGTGTTGAAACAACTACATTTTCTTTAGTTTCAAGAAGACCACGAGCATCGTAAACGGCTTCTGCGCCTGTCGATTCTTTGACTCTATCGTTTGTTTCGCTATCGGTAAGACGGAAAATACGAACTCCAGTCTTAAATTTGACCGAACTTGTGCTCGGAATAATAAATGAACCGGCTATTCTTCCTGCTTCATCCGTTTCAAGGAGTGTGCCGGTTACATAATCGGGGTGTTGAGTCGCATTAATGTAATTGGTATTATCGGTGCGTGAAGAATAAACTTGATATGCCTCCTCGTGGACATATTGGTCGACAAGAGTATTATCAAAAAATGCATGTAGCTTTGTATTCGGCTTTAAACCGTCCGCTCTGAAGTAAATCATGCGGGAACGAATGAAAGGAACAAAGTTAATTTCAACCGTACGGTCACCCATATCGGTTGTAACTGTATCCGGAACAACCGAGGTACGGATACCACTGCGAGCCTGTTCGGTGCGAGTGGTTGTAGTAAGTGTGGTTGTTGAAGTTCTCTTGTACGAATTGTAATCGTTATCAATATTTGTAATTGCGGATTCCGAAGATACGCCGGTCCAATTATCCTGCCATTCGTTCCATACCGTACCGATGACACCATCTTCTTCTGCTCCGTAACGGAGAGAATCGTATGTTCCCGATTGGTCAATTACAACTTCCGGACGACGTTGGGTTTCCTTCCATTCATCTGATTCCGGAGAAAGTGTCATGTCACCCTTCCATGTAAATACATTGTATGGATTTACAAATTCTGCCATAGAAGCATATGGCTGAGAAATAAGAGCTTGCTGAGTGTAATCAAGTGTAATTAATGAACTTGATTTTCTTACATTTGTTGTATTGCTCAGAGGAGATGAATTCCATGTAAGACGGACATTGTCCTGATGGAATGATGGGCGGAGACGACCGTTTGCTTTATCAATAGAGCAACGGTAGTCTGGATGAGTTACGGCACCAATGCTGTGACCATAGAAGCTATCAACCACAAATCCGTTCTTATACCGTTGAGCGATACCATCATTTGCAAGAATCTGGCGGTCGGTCGTATCCTTCTCGAGGAGTGACAGAGAGGTATAGTATTCTAGTTTTGAAACACGTTTCTCGATCTTACCAATATCACGCATTGTATAGCGTTTATTGTCCACCATTGTAGGAATGATGTCTTCACCGCCAAAGGTATATGCACCAAGACGAATGGTATAAAGAACCATTGAATCGTTTGGATCCTGTGGAGGTGTTGGAGAAATTGCTGAAATACCTTCGACAACTCCAAAATTACCCTTCTTATCCACAAAGATTTTATCTACGCGAGAGAGATAATAGTCAAGGTCTGCTTCGAACAGACTGTTTGGGCTTACCATTGATGTTAGATCGCCATCCGTAAAGGTAGTTTCATCTGCACCGTTCTTGGAAGGACGGAAATCAATTGCATCGCGGAGCTGAATTAAGCCCTTCGACGATTGAAATGCAGGAATCAAAGAATAATCGATCAAATATGAATTGCGGCTGAAATAGTCACCGGTGCTATGAGTAAAATGCTTAAACTCAATTCGAAGTTTTCCTGTAGGAGCCGAAGCGGTTGCTTTTAATTGAATTTTTGCTACATCATAAAAATTGTCGCGCTGACCATTATCTACAATATAGTTTTCGGTAACATTTTTGCTTAAAGTAGTTGCGTCTGCAGTTGGATTTTCGGAATCATAAATTGCCGTTACCTCAAATAGATCCGTAACCCCAAGAGAAATTGTGTTTGACGGAGAGGTGATATTTAACGGCTCTGGTGTAGTAAGACTCTTTACCTTTCTGGCTTTTCTGCGACGAGCCAATGCAATAACTCTTACGTTATGACCGTTTGTTGCACTATTAAATGTAAGAGTAAGTGTATTATTGCGGGTAGTCGGATGTTCATCAGGTGCGCTAACGGTTAATGGAGTATAACGTAGACCTGTAGTAGTATCTACTGCAATATAATCGGCTGCATCACCCCGAGGGAAAAACTCATTGGTGTCGCCTGATTTAGTCCATGTTCCAGAACTTACAACGTCGTCGTATGATCTAAGGGTATAATAGGCAACATCGCTTACATCATCAACAACGTCAACGGGCAGTTTAAAGAGAAGTGAATTATTCGCGGTTTCTTGAAGAATTGCAGAGCCAGAAATGTTACCAGAGAAGTCATACCCATCGACAGAACTTTCAAGAGTTGCCGTTGAGCTGAATGACTGCCCAGCGTTCATCTGAATATCAAATAGATATAAACGATAAACACCGACGCCAGAAGGCGTCATGGCACGAGCACGAGCAAATCCAATAGTTGTGGATCCAGAATTTTTAAGTGTGATTCTAGTGAAACCGTTAATGTCTGGAAGACCAGAATTTGTAGCAAGGGTAATGTAAACGTAATTACCAACAAGAGCATTTAAAACTGCGCCGTCAAAGGTATCCTTTTCGCGGGCTTTCGGAACCTCAACGTATTTAGTATCCAGAAGTTCAATACGGTAGCCATTTACATAAGCAATAGATGGTTCAATGCCAACAGCCAAACGCTTTTCACCATACGCAGCAGCCGTGAGACCGCCAAGATTGCGTACATTTGAACCAATCTGGTCCGCAGTATAGAGACCGCCATTTGAATTTGCATTTAGATATTGTCGAATATTGATTTGGAATGGTCGTACTGTATAATTTCCGGATTCCTCAAATGTTCGTTGGGCAAGAATATCACCAAGTTCCGAATATTGAGTACGGGCTTTAGATACTACTCTACCGTCTTTAATAACCATCAATTGAATGATGTTATTTTCTGTGCGGTCGGCAAACTGATATGGCTGCACCTGGAGCTCAAGTGAAATCTGATAACGATCGGCACCTGGAGCCGCAGTATTTGGAGTGCCAATAGAATTATCAAAAAGTGAAGATGCTTCACCTTCGCCGGCTGTAACAATACCTTCGGTTACTGCATAAACAATACGACCCGAACCAACCGGATTGTATTTTGAAAGAATTACTGAACTTTGTGGCGTGTAAACAAAATTACCGGATACAAAGAATACGCCTTCCGATACTGTAACGCGGGTACCTTTACCAATAGGGAGTGTATTTGCGGCTTTTACTTTTACCCGGAATGGCTCATCGGCAGCAGCAATTTCTTCTGGAGTTCGAGAAAGAACCAGAACTTCCTGAGCGTAAAATGATTTGTCAATACCAGCAGCATTTAAAGTCGTTTCGGAATTCGACGAGGTATAATGAATGTAAAGAGTTAATGGATTATTTTCGTCGATGTACGGAGTATAATCAATGACGGTAGCAGTAATTCCAGTGAACTCGCCGGTAAGGGTTCTTCCGATAAAGTTACCGTTTGCCGATTGAGTTACCGAATCATATGGTAAGCCAGAACTGTAATCAAAACCAGATTCAATTTTAACAAACGCAAATGCGGTATCCAATGATGCCTCACCACCAATGACAGAAGACCCATCCTTGAATACGTGACGACCGAAACGGTCAATCTGTGCTTGGATGGATGTCTGAAGCTGGGTTAACTCTCTTGCTTGTATTGAATAACCAGGCTTGAAAAGAATTCTTTGATAATTCTTTTCTTGATTGAAATCATCATAATACGGAGCAAGTGGGAATACTTTAAGAGGCATAGTAGTACAGAATTAAATTAGAATTCAATGATGATCTTTACGTCTTCGATCTGAGATAACGTACGATTAATGGCCTTTCTGTTTTCAAGGAATAGAATCTCGCCGCTAAATCTTTGTACTTCGGGATTTCCAAGAGAAACAATTTCAGCTTCACCGACGTCGCCAGTTCCATTAACAAATTCATCTACCATAAATGCGGTGTAACCGGTTTTATCATTTTGGTGATACTTTAACTGGCCTGATGGCACGTCATATGCATCAACAAATGCAATTGCACCAGAATCTTGTCCAACGATATAATCTGTTACCTGAATACCAGTGTCAACAGTGCTACCAAAAGTCATTGTTTTTAATGCGGAATATGTTTGTTCGGTTGCTGCAGCACCTGCAATCGTCTTTGGATTCTTGATGATACCAATCTGTCTGAAGCTATTTTCAACAATAAAGTCACCGGAGCCGTCATCCTCTTCAAGACGAACATTAATACCAATAAAGAAGGCTCCAAGTTCTTTTACTGGATCCGAACCGTGACCCTGAGCCGGAGAAAGAACAGGTTGAATGATTGCACCACTGCCGCCATATGCGCCCGTGTTTAACTCGACAAATGCTACCGTATAACCGGATCCTGCATTACCCTCAAATGTACCGCTTGAGGTTCTTACCCTTACATCGGTAATAACACCACTTGAATCCACTGTTGCTGTGGCTGCAGCTGCAGTTCCATTGCCACGAATAATTACTGTTGGTGGATTGGCTTGGCTATAACCGGCACCGCCATTTAGAACTTTGTAACGGTAGATTTTACCATTTAGGTTGGCAATACTTTGTTGCTGATTAGTAAATTTAATTTGATCTTCATCATTTAAATCGCCATCATCAATAACGGTTTTTACTGGAATATAGAAATTTGTAAGGAATTTAGAACCATCGGAAAGAGAGATGGTGAACATATACTTCCAAAGGTATCCATCTGCTTCAAATTGTGGATACAGTTCGGTATGTGTTGGTTTGTTTACAGAGGCACCAGTACCGGCGCGAATGCACTTGTAAACCTTAAATTCATCGGTAATGGCATAGAACTCTTTAGTAAAAATGTCATTATCACCGTCATCCCACGGAGTATAACCAAGACCCGATGTCCAATTGTGACGCGGCGAAAGATTAATGATCTGACTGGAGTTCACCTTTTTCATGGCAATCATATTCTGCCACGCATCATTTATGTCGGAAATCGTATCCAGCGGAGTCGTAGCAGCGCTATCGGTATTAATGTCTTTAGAAGTAGACCATGCGTCCGACTTACCAATGAAGACATATACGCTGTTGGATACATCGGCTGTTGAAGCAATAAAATTGTTTGCGTTTTCCAGACGGAATTGTGAGGTAATGATTGCTGACATAGAAGAAATTAGTAGAGTTCGATCGAGGATCCGACGTTATTCCAGTTTATTGAATTATTTATATCATTTCCGATGACGTAATCTGAGTAATCGGAAATTGGTGTTTCATCAAAGAATTTAAGCTGTTTTGAATAATTTGATTTTAATATGCCTCTTTGATTTGAATTTTGGGCTACAAGTTGAAGGATAAGAACAATATCCGTCCAATCCCATGTTGCTTTACCGCTGTGCATCGTACGATATGCGCCGGTAAAGTAATCATCAATGGTATGTGACGCATATGATTTTTGCCCCTCGATGCTATCCGCAGAGGTAATGGTACCGTCTAAATCTTCAATCGCAAGGGATTTTGTCGTATAGTTATAGGCTCTCACTTTGGCCCTTGCAACTCTGGTCTCACCGTCATAAAGGGTAACATATTCGCCTGGACGGTAGCGTTTTACATTGGAACCGCTTAGATCAAGGTAGTAGGTCTGAATCGGTGCATCCGATTGAATTCCAGAAGTAATGACCTTAGAAGTCCCCGAAGTCTGACCGATTAGAGTCTCACCTTCATAGAAGTCCTTAATGCCGAGAGAATTCGCACTTACATTACGGAGAACCGTATGCCCGTACTTACGTTTAACATATAGCGTTTCACCATTTACAATTTCAGTACCAATACGATCTTGATCGCCGACGGTGGTATAATACTTGATAGATTCAAACATCTGTACCTCGGCAGTAACACCGGAGGTCTGACCCACAACAATCTCGCCAGGGATAAAGAATGCATTATCCGAAAGAGTTTCCGCGGTAATAATGTAATTGATGTCTCTAATTACCTGTGAAAGGACCAGGAGAGGAATATCTTCAAGACCGATGAGGCCTGGTTGATATTTTGTCATCTTCGAAGCCAACCACTCTCTTAAAAGATTCGGATCGGTGACATCGGCATCGGTGGCATCGGCGAGTGGTAACAGCTCGCCGGTTTCGGGATCCTTTAAACGGTTTTGTTTAATTACCTGACCAGTTTCGCCATCATTCAAGAGTTTTAGAAGGATCAGAACCTCTCCGAAGAAAATAAATCCGGCTGGGTGGACAAGACGATTAAATTCATTTCTCCATGCACTTACAGTCTGACCAGTTCTAATAACATAGGAGAATTGTTGATAGAAATAAGAATCTTGTAGCTTCTTAATATCCGAAAGGAAGCCATTACTATCTAGATACTTTCCAGGAGTGTAAATTGATATGAAATTTCTATTGTCATCTTCACCGACCAATTGGTCTAATATGTTAAAATTACCCGATGGGTTTTTAACTACAAGACTATTTGTGGTAGAGTTATACGCGGTAACAGTTGCAAAGGACTCCGAGACGCTTCCAGTGATTCTTTCTCCGATGGTATAAAATCCTGGGCTCGGAGAGTCGGCTAATTCAAACTGAATTAGAATGTTGCCGTCCTGGTAGATTGAAAGTATGGCACCGGAATTTATTTCGGCACTTATGAACGAACGGTTTTCACCCGGCATATCATGTCGGGTATTAATATCATTCGGATCGCTTTGGATCGTCGTAACTCTGCTTGAAACAACTGAATCGGCGCCCGTCAGGCCCGTACCAATACCACTATCTGCTGTAATGATTCTGCAAGCCAAAATATCATCAGAGAAACTTACGACATACGCAGTTGCTATTTGATTGTCGGAACTATCCTTGATTGAAACAGTTTCTCCCGCGTGATAATAACCATAATACTCAACGCCGCTATCGGGGTGCGTCCATGGGGTGCCTGGGGCAACTGTAATATAGGTATAATTTCCAGAAACCGTTTCACCTTTTATGAATCCGTTTGTAAGAGATGGATCATATCCCGCCGGAATTCTAATACCTTTTAAGGTGAGAACGTCACCCACATAGGAATCAACAATTGCTGTTACACCAATCTCGGAACCCGTAACTGTTTCACCTTTAGTGAATGAATTCATTGAACCCGTTACGCTTTCTAAAACAACACTAAATTTCATCAGTTGTTTTTGGTCGAACAACTTTACCTTAGCCGGTCTACGAGATATTGTATCCCATGTACCGGATGAAGGAACCAACATATCTTCACGAGGATAATATACCTCGACGTTGTCGGAGAACAGAATCTTAAAAAACAATTCGACCGAATCCGTAGAACCGCGGATCGTATAATATCGCATTAGATTCTTATACAATTTAACCTTATCGGCAACAACTGTACGAGGAACTGAAAATGCAATTTCCTTTTGAATTAGATCCAAATACTCATAATCGGCACTATCAATGTCGCGGACCTCATTAATTGAATCAATTTCGTAGCTCGGCATCCCGCGCTCATTCATATGTTCATAGTAATCTTTTAAAAGATCAATAAGAACCTTAGAATTTTCACGTAGTTCATCGGGAAAGAGAGATTCAATACGAACCGTCTCTTTTGTCTTTTTACGCGTGCTGGCAATACTTTCGACGGTATGTAGCATAATAATTAACGGTGGCGAGAGGTTGTGGTGTAATTAATAGCTCCCGCAGTACCGGCAACAGCGATTGTATCAATTTCACCTGTTACGGATGTTGCCGCCATAGAAACCTGTAATAGTTGATTTCTCTTTGGGGCTAGATCGTTCGAGTTTGGTGTTGCCGTAATACGAATTGGTGTTGCGGAATCTGGAATAAAATTGTCAATAATAACTCTACCTTCGGAAAGATAAATTTTGCCGGCGTCGCGGATTCTTATCTTATTGCCAGAAACTAAACGGTAGATATACACGGTACGGTCTCCGTATTCGACACGTTTTGTTGGATCTGTATTTGTTGTAGGTGAATCTGAAAAATAGTATTCGATACCATTTTGTAGGAATGATGTTGATTCGATTACTTCCTCGGAGGTACTTGATTTGTAAATAGGAGCAGAGAAATCAAGAGTTACAGAATTTAGTTTTCCAACGACCGGAGTAAAATCCCTGTACATATACACGCGGATTAAAGAATTTAGGATTGATGGATCGGCCGAATCAATGTTCTTCGATAACTGAGAATATCTAAATACACCGTCGAATTTATTCAGATTGTCATCATTATAGTCGCTAATGGTCTGGCGTACTAATGACTGTAATTCAATCTTAGTGCGGTCGGTTAAATTTGGATTGTACTTAAAAAACACTTCCAATTTAAGATATGAGTATTCAGGATCAACGATGACGGGAGTAATGGAAACAACATTCTTACCCTTCAGAATCGTAGAAATAATTTGAGTCCTCTGAACTTCGTTGAGTACGGTACCGTCCGGACCGTTTGGTTTGACCGAAATAAATACCTTGCCGTAGTTTGGTATAATAGAATCCTCACCACCCCAAACAGAAATTGAACTGATACCGCCAAATTCTTTTAGAATAATTGCACGGTAATCATCGGCGGTTACGGCACGATTTTGAGATACAAAGGTAATTGGAGCATTGAATTTGATTGATTCAATTGATTCTCTCTGTGCGCCCCCGTATGTAAGAGGTGTGGCGGCGAGTAGTGTTGTTGCAACATACTCTTTTGAATAACCTTGGAATGTACCATAAGCTCCCACATTATCGTATGCATTTACTACGGAGCCATTGTTTGCTGCATCACCACTGGTATAAATGTATTCAACCTCGACAATCTGATTTGATTGTGGTCTATTTCCAAGAGTATCATCCCCGAAATAGATTTCATATTTTCCAGCGGCATTTTCTTGAATAAAATAGATAAGAGATTCCGGACCAATGTTCAGAAGAGTGCTGAATTTAGTATAGATTGTGTAATCGTTGGATGTTTCGTTGGCTTTAAGACGGACGCGGAGTGTGGTAGTATCAATGTTAGTGTCCGGAATCTCAAATTTTTGTGAGGGTAATGATGTATCCACGCGATACAACATTCTCTTTAAAGTGCCTTCCTTCAAGGTAACCTCGTCGAATACATACTTGTTATCCGAGTTACGTGCAGTTGTAAGAGGTTCTAAATTTACAAAGTTATATTTGGTAGAATCAATAATTGACGTAAAACGAGTACCGCGATTCAGTTGAAGCTCTGCCGGTGCATTTAATAGATTTGATGGCGATACGACGACCCTAACCTTTGCGGTTGCAGCAAGAGTGGAACGAGGCGTGTATCCCAACAGTTTGGCGTGTGAGACTACATTGCCACGAATCTGTGCAGTATCTAAAAAGGTCTCATTCATTGAGAAGTGAGCCAGCATCGCATTGTAATGCGTGTTATATGCCAGAACGTCTAAAAGCACCGACAGACCCGACCCCTCAAAGTTCCAGTCATTGTACTTTGACTGAAGTTTAAAGTGCTCCTTGATGTTTGCTTTGATTTTATCAAAGTCTAGTTCGGTTACATTAAATTGTGCCATAAGAAAAAGGTTTAGCGAAGACGTACTAAATAAACTGAAATGTTGACTTCCGTATCGATGGTAATAACTCTGAAGCCGATTGTAACATTATACCGATTGCGGTCGGAATCATCTATAATTTGAATTGTTACCGAATCAACGCGAGGCTCGTACTGAGCAATTACTCGTTTAATTGATTCTCTGATG